CACCAGGTCCTCAACCACTTAAAGAGTGTTTGATTAAACTTGAAGGTATATTAGAGGCAAAAGAAGATGGTGAAAAGTTGAGACCAATTGAAGTTCACGATATGGTTTGTCACATCGCAGATGCAGTATTAGCAGGTGGGATTCGCAGAGCGGCTCTTATCTCTTTATTCTCAGCAACAGACGATGAAATGATTAGCTGTAAGAGTGGAGCATGGTGGGAAACAAATCCACAAAGAGGAAGGGCGAATAACTCGGCAGCACTTTTAAGACACAAAATTACCAAAGATTATTTCATGGATTTGTGGAAAAGAATCGAAGCCAGTGGTGCGGGTGAACCCGGAATTTATTTTACAAATGATAAAGATTGGGGAACTAATCCTTGTTGTGAAATTGCTCTTAGACCATTCCAATTTTGTAATTTGACAGAAGTAAATGTGTCTAATGTTGTTAATCAAGAAGATTACGAAGCAAGAGTAAAGGCAGCAACTTTCATCGGGACACTTCAAGCAGGATACACTAATTTTCATTACTTAAGACCTATATGGCAGAGAACAACTGAAAAGGATGCCTTGATTGGTATTTCAATGACAGGTATTGGTTCAGGTGCGGTATTAGGACTTGATATGAAATCAGGTGCTAAGATTGTTAAATCTGAAAACGAGAGAGTTGCGGGATTGTTAGGTATTAACAAAGCCGCAAGAACTACAACGGTTAAACCTGCGGGAACGACATCACTTACACTTGGAACATCATCAGGTATTCACGCTTGGCATAATGACTACTACATCCGTAGAGTAAGAGTAGGTAAGAATGAATCAATTTACAGTTATCTCAAAGATAATCATCCTGAATTGATTGAAGATGAATATTTCCGTCCACATGATACTGCGGTAATTGGTATTCCACAAAAGGCACCTGAAGGTTCAATCTTGAGAAACGAATCTCCAATCCAACTATTAGAGAGAGTTAAAAAAGTTCACATGGAATGGATTAAACCGGGACATAGAAGTGGAAGTAATTCACACAATGTATCCGCAACTATCTCGGTTAGAGAACACGAATGGCCTGCGGTAGGTGAATGGATGTGGGAAAATAGAGAACACTACAATGGTCTTTCAGTATTACCATTCGACGGAGGTTCTTACATTCAGGCTCCTTTCTCAGATTGCACTAAAGAAGAGTATGAAAAACTCATGGAAACATTAAAAGATGTTGATTTATCTAATATCATTGAATTGGATGATGATACTGATTTGAGGGGTGAAGTGGCATGTGGAGCATCAGGATGTGAAGTTACAATTGCCTAAAATCTACCAAAATAAAAAAACAAAGGGATATGAAAAAAAACATATCCCTTTTTTAATTATTTCACATGTTCCACATATTTATAATAAAATACATGTGAAATGAAAAAAAAAGAAATGATTGGTAAAAAATTCGGAATGTTGACTGTTCTTAATAGTGCGGAAAATGATAGTAAAGGACATCTAATGTATGTGTGCGAGTGTGAATGCGGTGTAATAAAAAACATCCACGGAACCCATTTAAGGGCTGGTAAAACAGTTTCTTGTGGTTGTAAAAATAAATTAAAAGGCATCTCTTCCGACTTTTGGTACAATATCATAAAGGGTAGTTTGAGAGTCAGAACTAGTAGGAATAAATTAGAAGTGAATATAACTAAGGAATACATATATAATCTATTCATAGAACAAGAAGGGAAATGTAAATTGAGTGGAGTTCCAATTAAACTACCACAAAAATGGAAAGATAATGAAAGCACCGCTTCTTTAGATAGGATTGATAGTTCGTTAGGATATATTGTAGGGAATGTGCAGTGGGTACACAAACATATAAACGTAATGAAAAACATATATCCGCAAGACATGTTTATTTACCTTTGTAATCAAGTCACAAAAAATAATGAATTGAAAGGACAACCAACTAATAATATAGATGAATTTAAATTTGGACTCAACGAGAAATACAAAAAAAGAAATCTCTAAACTTCTCCCTTCTTATTATTACTATAACGAACAAGGGTTATTTGTTTTCACAGAAGAATACCATAAAAATAGAGGATACTGTTGTGGAAATAATTGTTTGCATTGTTGTTTTGAACCTAAAGCGCAAAAAGGGAATACTACAATAAAAAAATAATCAACATATATTTATAACATATGGCAGACGGTATTACATATGGTATAAATTTTCCCTTTAGAGATTCTTTGACTGGTGAGTATTTACAACTTACACAATATCAAAAGGACGAGATAAGGGCGGATTTAATCCACCTTTTACTTACAAGAAAGGGGTCAAGGTATTATTTACCTACATTTGGAACTAGAATATATGAATTCATTTTTGAACCATTTGATGGACTAACTTTTAATGCGATTGAGTCGGATATAAGAGATGCCATCACTACATTCATGCCGAATTTGATTGTTAATAACATAACGATAGAGCCGGCGTCAATTGAGGATGAATCATCCGCAGGCGCATCTAGTTCTGTTATTGATGATGTCCCTTACATATTCAGAGTTCCGGGAAGAGGAACTGCCGACTATACCGCAAAAATTAAAATAGATTACTCTACAGATTCTGCAACATTTGCACAGAGTGATTTTGTAATTATTAATATTTAAAATAACATGGCAAACGGAAAAATATCATATACAGTAAGAGATTACGAAGGAATAAGAGCAGAACTTTTTAATTATGTAAGAACGTATTATCCAAACCTAATCCAAGACTTCAACGACGCATCAGTGTTTTCTGTTTTCTTGGACTTGAACGCGGCTGTTGCGGACAACTTACACTATCATATTGATAGAAGTATTCAAGAAACTGTTTTACAATACGCCCAACAAAGGTCTTCTATTTATAACATTGCAAGAACATATGGATTAAAAATCCCTGGACTGAGACCATCCGTTTCTCTTGTAGATTTTTCAGTTACTGTTCCAGCCTTTGGTGATAAAGAAGACGAAAGATATTTGGGTATTTTATTGAGAGGTTCTCAGGTTAGTGGTGCGGGGCAAGTTTTTGAAAATCTATATGATATTGATTTCTCATCTCCTTATAATGCTCAAGGGGCTCTTAACAGATTAAAAATACCAAACTTCAATGGAAATGGAGTTTTGGTAAATTATACAATAACAAAGAGGGAAGTAGTTGTTAATGGTATTACAAAAGTATTCAAAAGAACTATAACCGCAAATGATGTTAGGCCGTTTTTTGAATTATTCTTACCTGAAAAAAATGTTTTGGGTATTACAAGTGTTTTGTTGAAAAATGGAACAAACTACACCAATACACCAACAGCAGCAGAATTTTTAGGTTCTGATAATAGATGGTATGAGGTCGACGCTTTGGCGGAAGATAGAATTTTTATAGAAGACCCAACAAAAGTTTCTGACCAACCGGGAATAAAAGTAGGTAAATATATTCAAACAAGTAATAGATTCATTTCTGAGTTTACACCGGAAGGGTTTAAAAAAATTGTTTTTGGTGGAGGAACTAACTCGGCTCAAGAGGCATTAAATCAATTCACAACTGTTGGTTCAACTTTGAACTTACAAAACTATTCTAATAATTTTGCGTTAGGGTCAACATTAACACCCAATTCAACTTTATTTATTCAATACAGAATAGGTGGAGGTTTGGCGACAAATTTAGGTGTGAGCGTAATCAATCAAATTGGAACAGTTTCATTCTTTGTTAACGGACCTTCCGAAGTTACTAATAACTCAGTCGTAAATTCATTAAGATGTAATAACGTCACAGCAGCAATTGGTGGGGCAAATGCACCAACAACCGAAGAAGTTAGAAACTTTGTTTCATTTAACTTTGCCGCACAAAAAAGAGCGGTTACAATACAAGACTACGAGGCGTTATTGAGAAATATGCCAGCACAGTTTGGTGCGCCGGCAAAGGTTGCAATAACAGAAAACAATAACAAAATTGAAATCCAAATACTATCATATGATACGTCTGGAAAATTAACAAATGTTGTATCAAACACTCTTAAAGAAAATATCGCAAATTATTTATCTAATTACAGAATGATGAATGATTACATTTCTGTTATGACTGCGGATGTGATAGACTTATCAGTAAATGTGTCAGTTGTTTTAAATGCTGCACAAAACTCAGGACAAATCATCACTGATATAATAGATAATGTTTCAAATTATTTTGACCCACTGAATAGACAGATGGGTGAAAATGTTTATTTGGCGGAACTAAAAAGCATAATACAAAGACAAAATGGAGTTGTGACAGTAACAGGTCTCGATGTATTCAATAACGTTGGAGGGCAATATTCATCATCTCAAACTTCTATGTCTTATTTAGACCCTGAAACAAGACAAATAAGACCAATAGACGATACTTTGTTTGCACAACCAAATCAAATTTATCAAATAAGATATCCGGGTAAAGACATTAGAGTTTCTGTTAAGAATTTCCAATCCGTATCTTTTTCATAACCAATTTATTTATTTGATTCCTTACCTATTTTTTAAGGTGTAGTATTTGTAAAAATACACCCTAAACTATTTATTCAATAAAGGCTCAATGGGAATCTCACAAAGAATTAGGACCGAAGTAGGTATTAATAAAACAATTAATGTAGAATTACAACAAGATTTTAATTACCTTGAAATTCTTTCATTAAAGATACAACAAGAAGAGGTATATACAAAAGGGTGTTCAGACTATGGGGTTGTTGTAGGTAGGGTCACCGCAAACAACGGATTTGGTATTCCAAATGTAAAGGTCACTGTTTTCATTCCGATTGATAATTTAGATAGGACAAACCCTGAAATATTTTCAATATATCCGTATATAACACCGGATGACAAAAACGAGGATGGATACAGGTTTAATTTATTACCCTATGAAAAATCATACACGAATCATGTACCGACAGGTACGTTCCCATCAAGATATGATTCTTTAACTAACAATACGGCAATTTATATATACGACAAGTATTACAAGTTTACAGTAAAAACGAACGAAAGTGGAGACTACATGATTATGGGGGTTCCTCTTGGAGTCCAAACCATTTTCATGGATTTGGATTTGTCAGACATGGGAGAATTCTCTCTAACACCTCAAGACCTTGTAAGAATGGGTAGAGCAACTGAAGCACAAGTTGCGGGAAATTCATTCAAGGCTTCAACAAATTTAAATTCTTTACCACAAATATTATCTTTAAGAAAATCAATAGACGTTTCCCCATTATGGGGAGACCCAAGTATTTGTCAAATAGCAATTAACAGAGTTGACTTTGATTTAAGAGATGATGCAAATATAGATATTCAACCTACATCAGTTTTCATGGGGTCTATTATATCTTCCGTAGATAACAAAACTGTTAAAACACGTTGTAAACCTGCAACCGAAATGGGAAATAACTGTAACTTAGTTGCCGGTCCGGGACAAATACTATGTATTAGACAAACAATATTTCAAGACTCGTATGGATTACCTGTATTAGAACAGTATAGATTTGATGGAGGAGACGATGTAGTTGACTCAGACGGTTCGTGGTTGGTTGATGTACCCATGAATTTAGATTATGTAACCATCAACGAATTTGGAGAAAGAATATTATCAAACGACCCAAAAGTCGGTATACCAACAAAAGGGAAATATAGATTTAAAGTTAAATGGAAACAATCCGAAGACTTAGGAAGAAGTGTTGTAAGGGCAAATTATTTAGTTCCAAATGTTAGAGAGTATGGTTGGCAAAGTTCCGCAAACGACCCTAAGGATTCTCCCGGAAGTCAACAGTATGATGAGTTTATGAAATCTTATGCATTCAGTCTTGATTGGTCTGATTATGTGTATAGTACAGGCACAACATCAGGTAGGAGAATTTTGCAAAGTTTTGTAAATTGTGAGGATAGATTCTATCCTTTCGAATATAATAAAGTTTATACGGTTTCAAATTTTATTGACCAATACCACAAAGGGACAAATAGAGGTAGATTCATTGGTATAAAACAAATTACAGATTCTTCTTGTGATAGTGGAGTTTATAAATTCCCAACCAACGACGGTGTAAGAAACACAGATATTCTTTTCAGTTTCATTAATTTTTTATTAGGGATATATACATTGTTATTAATTGGTTTATTACCTTTAATACACGTTTTGGCATTCATTTGGCCGGTATTGAAACTTTTATTTACATTTGTTTATACGATAATTGCATGGTTTGTGTATTTTTTATGTAAATTGATAGATTCGGTTCCGTTTGTTAGCGTTGATTGTCAAAGACCTATGAATCCAAGAGATTTTTTCAATCAAATTGGAGACCCATTCAAAAAAATATCGATACCGATAATAACATATCCTGAGTGTGAGATGTGTGCTTGTCAGACAGAAGATGTTGAAACTGCAGACAATCCAGCAGCGGCATTTCAACAAATGGCCGCCCAAGGTTCATCACTTTCATGTCTTATAGATACACAAAATCCAAACTCGTTTGGTAATATCGCGGATGAACAAATGTGTCTTGATGATATAACATTGGGTCCTGTAAGCGGTTCACCATGTCAATGGGTAATAAATGAAGACTGTAATTGTGCGCAATCTTTCAATGGTGGTGTAGGTAAAGTAATGTTGGCAGGAAATGGTGAATTGAAATATTGGAAAAGAACTACGGCTCCGTTTGCAGGAAATTGTGGTGCTAATAGATACATGGTTCACTCAGAAGATTTGACATTGAGCGAAAGATTAAATTTGTTCAACACTAAAGGTAAATATTTCGATAATTTATCAGGAAACGGGCCATATAATCCATTTGGAGGGTGGAACCAAATCAAAGTTCAAGTTAGACCTGATTTACCCGCAAATAATAATAAATTTCATTATGACAATGTCATAGCAATTTTGGTTGACGAAGGATGTAGTGATAATTTTGCCGCGGGAACTATTTTATCATTTGATGATATTTCTCAAACAAAAGACGTTAATATTTTAAGTGGTAAAAGTATAACTTATATCAATAATGTTGGTGATGAAACTTCAATAAAAACAGTAACGGGAACTCCGAAAAACGTTTCAAGCGTAACATATTCTTTTGCGGACCCTACAGACCCAACAGGTAATCGAGGATTACAAACTATTTATGCCGTTGACCAAACATCCGGAACTACTCAATTACCGGTTGAGAAATCTGCGGGTAAGATAATAACATTTACACCACAATTACCACAAACAAATCAGTTATTGAATGGAGTATATTCAAATTTAGTGTCGATAACAACTTCCCTTGGTCAAGGTGCAACTTTTAATGTAACGGTTAGTGGGGGTATTGTGGTGTCTGTTAGTTTGTCGAATTCAGGATATGACTATGAAGTTAACGACGAGTTGACAATATCAGGAAATTTATTCAGTGGGGTTAATGGCGGTGACGATATAACACTTTTTGTGAACAGTATTACATCACAACAATTTACAAACGTAATCTTACAAAAGTTCCCAACAGATATTGAGTATTATCAAGTAATTACCGCTACAACATACGGAAACTTTATAAATCTTAATCCACCTATCCCAATAGGTGATTATAACTCACCCACGAGACCATATTATAACTCTTTAAAATATAGATTCACAGATAATTTCCAAACATTGATTTCTGAAACCGGGCAACAGGTAGGACCCTTCCCAATTCCATCACATGGATTTAATGTATTTGTGAATAGAAACACATATAACACTGACGACCACGTAAGACCTATTTACGCTATGCCAGACCAAAAACAGTTCTACATAGTGTTTTTGATGAGAGGAGTTGACCCAAATTCCTCGAGACAGAAAACTAAAATGGATATAAGTAAACTTTTTGGATATGGTTACGGAAAATATTTTGTTGAGTCTGAACTAAAGTTAAATATACCAATTCAACCAGGACTAGTTTTACCAAGACATAACGAAATAAAATTTACAACATCTACAAGTAAAGGTCGTAGAATATTTTTTGACTCTTATTTATACAACCCTACCGAATTTAGTGGTTATACATCTAATTTTATTGCGAATTATTCTGCCTTAGATGCTGATACACTAGCTACAGGATTAACAAGAAACTCTGGTGGATTCTTTGTTGACGTTGATAAACCTTTTTCAAAGTTAGACAATACTAAGATTGGAACATTAAATGGTTATGTTTGTGCAAACGAAACTAACAATCTCTACGCGAAAAAAGAATATTTTGACAGAGATACACCTCACAAATATGTTTGGGATGCTGGTGCTTGGGGTAATATCAATCATAGTGGTTGTGAGCCTGACTTTTATACAAACAACCAATACACATTTGAAATTGAAAACAACCTTTCGGTTAATCCAACAGGTAAACAACATAGAGGTTATTATACAAACGAATACATAGAAGGTGGGTCATATTTCTTTGGACAAGGGGTCGATGTAATAATCGGGTATGGAAGAATTAATGGAGGACCACCTATATATGGACCAGACATAAATCCTGAAAACTTCGTATATTTCTCCCCTGTTTATCCAACAGGAACGACAACCACATTTCAAAACAATACGTCAAAAATTGTCATGAGAACTGACAGATTACCATCTTCTTCTTGGAGAAATGACACTCAGGGAAATAATACTTTTTTACTACATCAAAACAGAGGATTTTCCTTTTTCTTTTATAATGACGATGGAACAATAGGGGCTAGTTATTTAAACCAAACTGTTGGATATACTTCAGGTGACTTTACTGAAGATGCCGATAATGAATTCGAACAAAGTATACAAACCACATTTACTTGTTCAGGTTTGGTTCCGTTGAAATGTTACCAAGGTAATGGAGAATCCTTCGGAGTAAAACCATTAGGAGATGACTGTTACACTAATCCAAGTATCGTTAGGAATGGATGTTACGTCTTTGTCGACAAACCGATTGTTAGATTAATTAAAGATTTCAAAGCTTTAGGTGAGTGGAAAACAAGGTTTAAGGTTAATATGGCTGCTTGTAGAGGGTTGTTTGGACACAGCTTCTATAACAATTGGATTAATGGAACTTTATTCATGCCACCACTAAAAAACAATAGATTTTTTACAAGACCAACCGGGACATCTACAGGTAACAGACCTTTCAATAGATTCTGTAAAGACATTGCGGTTTTACAAGATGGAACTAATAGCTTCTTCTACAGGTCTTCCCCATATTCAGGTACAAGATTCGTTGGAAAGGCCGCACCAAATAATTCTAGAAACTCACTTCAACTACTGTATCCAACAACGATAATGGACTTAGGACCAAGGGACGAGTTTGGATATGAATTGACGTTGTCTGAAAACTACTTTGGGTATAATATGAACAAATATAAACAAACAAGTTACCAAGACATTTCCAATATTCTGAACTTATTTTTGATTTCACGACAAATAAGTGCTAGTTTTTGGGCGAAATTATTCACTGCGGGAGATGCCTCGGTTGCAACATTTTTCTCGAGAAAATTAAGAAGATTTGACGGAGATTATACACAAGCAATATCTATAAATTCTGAAATAGGGGTAGATGAATTTGATTTCGAAACTTACAATTACAGTACAGGTACCTCCACTGGTCAAAATACCTTTTATGTTGGAGACAGATTAATTGGTATTTTCTTTTCGTCAGATACTCAATCTAGGGATTTTATTTCACCAAGAAGAATCATAAGAAACGATTCAATAAAACCGGGTGTGTATGATAATTTACCCATTTTTAGTCAAGAAGTGCCTATGTATAAGTGGGGAATAAACTTCTCAAATGATAGCAACTCGATATTCGGGGATGAGGATAACGAATGGAGAACCGCCGGAAGCGATATACAAAACTTCAGATACCAAAGTTTGGATAGAACCAATATTGTATATAATTACTTTATGGGATATCTCGACTTACCAAGTTCGCAAAAAGGTTACATTTATAATCAGAGAGATAATGCGGGAAACATAATTTTCGAAGGAGACCAAACAACAGGACAAGTATTAGTAAATCCAAGTTCAAGATATACTGTTGGGGCACCATACTATTTTTATTTTGGACTATATAGAGGTAACAACGCTTTAGATAAATTTAATATAAAATATTTAGGATTTGAAACTCTATAATTTTAGAATAATTCCAAGTCAACTTAAATATAAGTCAGCACCATCGGTTGACCAAAACATTGTATTGTCATTAGATAACACACAAAAGGTTGGGATTGAATATGATAGAATTAGAACTCTAAATTTGGCTGAAATTTACGACCAAGAGAGACAAGAGAGCACTATTTTTAGACCAACATTCAATATTAATTTTTTATATTTAAACGCATACACGGGCACAACAAATTATGTTCCTTTTCGAAACAATTTGTATTTCACAGAACCGGAAATCTCCGCATTAAATGGGGTTTGGGTTGGTTACCCTCAATATTATGAATTTGATTTCTATAGACCAAATGTTGAAGATGGTCATATTGATTACAAATCTAAAAGTGCGTTTACCTATAATTGGACTTATTATTTGAGTTATGCATACAACAACAATTATGATAAATCATTACAACATAATTTAAATAATAGCAGTTTAGTTTGGCAGGCCAAGAGAGGAATACCTTTCAGAGTTAGACCAACAAATATAAATGGTGATAGGTTAATATCTTTCGAATGTATAAGTCCTCATGGTTTACAAGTTTCAGAATCTGTTGAACTATCTTTTGGATATGGACCAACTAATGATAAAGTGTTTGAAGTTTATTCTTTGGGTAACGGTTTATTAGGTAGCGAAGCAACCGTATTCAATGTCTATAACATTGGATTTACAGGTAATACTTTTTCAAATGGTAAAACCGGAACTTTCAAAAGGGTTACCAACCCTGACAACATAAATGAAACTAGGTCCAAGTATTATGTGAGAGAACATAGAATTCTAACAAATTTAGAAGATTTGATAATAACAAAGGCCGGTTTTGAAAAAAATGCGTTTTTAGAAAAAAGTAAAATAGTTTTAAGTTCAATAACCCCGGACCTGAAAACAAGAATAACTAAAAGAAGTAGTAGTAATACTTACACAGTCACATCTTCTAAGGATATTGACTTAGGGGTTCTATTGGATAATCAAAAAAGACCAATCACGGAACTATATTTAACGATTGTTAATAAAGGGTATTCCGGATATTTCAACAAACCACAAACAAATAGTGCAATAAAACAAGGTTGGTTATTTAATATTAATACCACAACAACACCTTATTGGTCGGATACTAACACGAGTGTTTATACTGATATACCCGTTTCTTCATATACTTTGACTGATATAAGTGGTAATACTAAAACCTTTTATTACAATCAAAACTTAAAAGAAGGGGATATTTTATTAGGTGCTTTTTGTGAGTGGAATGATTACGACCAAACAGAAAGAGTAATATCGGAATATTATCATAAAATAAATTTCAATCAGGATATATTTCAAACAAACGATACCCCAACCGAGAATTCGAATGGATATTATTATTCACCACACCAACCAATGAAGATTAGAGATTTTTCTGATACTATAGAGACAGGTGATATAAATAATATAGACCAAGTACCGGGATATTCTTTCTATTCTGAATCGGACCAAGAGTTCAGATGGAAAGACCTTTATACGTATGGGTTTATTGATGAATTAGGAAATGGAGTAGATTATCCTTATTTGAATAATACACACTACCCATTTACTAATGTTATATTTAGACTTTTACCTGAAGGATTAGATAGTAATGGTAATTTACTTGGAATAAACATACCTATAAAACCTTTGATAGATGGCTGTGAATAATTTAAGAATAAGATTAGATAATACAAACAATAAACAACTAACTCTACCGGTTGAAATTAATTGGGATTTTTCCGGTAAAGAACAATCTATTGAATTATATGAAGAAGAGGTTGTGAAAGAAGTTATTGGTGTTGGGTATGATTTTGAAGTAGAAAGATTTCCGCACGACATTGACCCAATAACAAAAAAATCAGAAATAAATTATGAATTTAATTTTTACTCTGGAGGTTCCCTTACATCGACAACAAGTTGGTTTAATAGCTATCTCACAGAAGGCATAACAACAAAAAATATTTATTATTTTGAAAACGATTTCACTCGTTCTTTTTTCAAGTTAGATTTATATGATAGTGTTGACGAAAAAAGACAAACAAATTATATAACTGTAATAATACCAACACAACAGGGTTATAAAACAGATGCCGTTTTAAATACAACACCTGTCAGAATAAAAATACCTAAGTTTACTTTGGACTATGTTGGAGATAAAGAAGGTTTTTTTATTTATTGGTTGAAAAAATTACAATTTCTAAATATAAACACCTTCTATATGACTGCAAAATTTTATAATGCAAGTCGAGGGGAATTTACAAAAATGATGAACGTATCTCAAGGGTCGTTATCTCCAAGTGAAACATATAGTTTTGATTCAATAAAATATTTTTATTATAAAGTTGTTTTTGATTATATAAATAAATGTTATAGAGTGTTTAGATTCGACCCTGTTACAAACGTGCAAGAGAGGGTTGGAACTACAACACCAATAACATGGTATGAATACGTTAACCCTTAAAAATGGATTACTATAATATAATAATATCACCTGAAACAATCAAAGGGGACTTGGTAAATGTCCAGTATTCCGGAGGCGTTGTAGGAGTGTATTCAGCAATGACTGATGTTATAACATCCGGCCCTGCGGGAACTTCTCTTTTAACGGGACTCACAATCCCCATTTTAATAAGGGAAACAATTAATGACATGGGGTATTATGACCCTTTTGATGGTGCAATATTACAACAAGATGTCGTAACAAACTTTTTATTTTCTTCTACAACCACAAACCCTTATGAAGTTTTAATATTCAACACATCAAGTGATGCAAATAAATTTTTAGAGTTATCGTCTTACTTAGTTGATTGGGGTGACGGCACATCAAAACAAAGAATAACAGGGTTTACACCTAATTATCTTAGACATCAATATCAAAGTGCGTCAAGTGGATATACCGTCACTTTAGAACAAACCAATCCGTGGGGGTTAACTAAGGTGACCAAAAAAATAAATTTACCATATAAAAATACTACAATATATAATCCTAAAGGTACTGCGTATTTTATATCATCTATAGGTAATTGGTCTGCAACACCAATAAGTTATGATTATATATTTTCCGGTGATGCTAAAAATGATGTTGGGTCTCAAATATCATCCTCAAGTGTTGCTGTTCCATATTTTGTTTCGGGTGAAACAGTATCTAGATTACAAGATTTGGAACAATACGGTTCCATAAAATATCCCGCACCGGGAGTCCCGGTAATAAAAAATAGGGAAATCTATGGAGTTATAAATGCTGTCACGTCAACCTATACTGGTTACACAATACAAGGGGTAGATTATTACGATTATTCGGATGGGACAAGTATTTTCTTTGTAAAATCCTCAGGGTTTACATCTGATAATATTACTGCAGAACCAATAACAAAAAGAGAGGTTTTAATAAATGTTGTAGACCAACCACAAATTCAAAGTAATGTGTATATTGAGAGAGGAAAAAATAGTGCATATGAAAGAATTCAAAGACTCGGAGAGGTGGATAACGTTGGGGATTTAGTGAATTATGGATATGGATTTTTCAATGTTGAAAAGAAGATATAAACTATTTATAATAAAATGTAAAAATGGCAATTGGAACTTATGGTACGGTGAGACCAAGTGATGTATCACCTGAAGATGTAGAAATTATAATGAATTACACACCATCAAGAGATGTTACAGAAAATTTCGTCTTAACAACTTTGGATGCTCCAACAATATTAAGACCTTACTTTAATAATGCTCAAACAGGTGGAAACACTAATGTGGAGGTCTTAGGTGGCTTGTATAATTTAACATTACCGGCAGATACTTTTAACGCTTTAGGTTTTTATACATTGTATATAAGACCTGCTCAAATAAGAACGTTGATTAGCGATTGCGGTGTTTTAAGTGCTCTCCCGAACGTAAAAGGGATAATTATAGATTTATCGAACGTACCTTCGAGGTTTATTAACAAATTTGTGCCACAAGGATTAGTTGGTTTTAGGGTTGAATATCTAAATCCGGACGGAAGTAAAATACCAAACTTTTTCAGAATAATCACATCTTGTTTCTTTTGTGAACCTGTCGTAGTGAACCAAACAAATACCACTCAAAAATCAATAAGGTATAGGTATGTAGATGGAATATCAAATTTATTGTTTTTAACCTTATCACCATCTTCATCACCAACTAACAAACCAAATGCAACACCTTTTATCGGACAGCCAAATCAAAATATCATTATTACAAATACCTTTTTTAATCCAATCACTGTTGATATACAAATGGCGGAATACGATATAGATACTTTAGCAATTGCTCTTTACGGAAATCAAAGTAAATCAATTGACGACGGAATTTACACCATTTATGACTCAAATAATAATATATTCAGACAATATAACTTATTTGAAGTTAGAGACCAGTTTAACGCATTGTTGTATGAGGTTAGACAAAATAGAAATAATAATATTGATTTCAGTAAAAGCTTCAACAATATAACAACTTAATGGCAACAACAATTAAAAATACGAAATATTTTTATCCTCCGAGACCCGCTAGTGGTGCTGCCACTTTTGCAGATAACATTGTCGGTTTTCAACTTGTAGACGGTGGTGGTTTGACACAATCAAACTTCGAATTTACAACAGGTGTTGTTGATAAAGTGAATAGAACATTCGGAGTTGGGGCCTTTGCGGCACCTGTGAATCTGGCGGATTTAAATATTGAAAATGTATTACAAAGTAAATCAATATCTTCACAATTCAGAGTTTATCCTAATTACGATATTACTCAGGTTTTGAATTTTTCTTTGTATGGTTCTTTATCTAAAAGATTCAGCGTATCTATAACAAATATAATTAATTATTTTCCTGCATCATTAGATATTCTTTTTACCACATTGAATTTTTCAACAGGAAATACTGCAGTAAATATTTCTTATGATTCTATAAACGACGAAACTTATTTTGAGGTAAATGTTGACAGAATTCATAATCCTTTCGGTATAGACTATACGTTAAGCGCATCAACAAATTTGGCGGGCTCAACTAATGATGTATCACAATACAGGAATTTATATAACACTTATTTGGATTATG